TGCGTTTAATGTATCTTTAACAGTTCTACTTTTGAACTGAGTAACAACTGATCCTACACCTTGTGGACCTACTAAAACAAATCCTGCTCCGTTCCAAGCATATAATTGATCATTTCCAGTATCCCACCAAAAATCTCCAGTAGTTAAACCTGTAGGAGCTGAGGCATCTACTTCTGCTCCACCTGTTGTTCTAAATTTTGTACCATCATAAAACTTTAATTTGCTATTTGCACTATCAAACCATAGTTGTCCACTAACAGCTTTTGAAGGTGAAGTTGCTCCTGAGAAGTTTTCCAACATATGTAAAAAATTCTCATTTTGAATTTCACCGTATCCAGCGTAGTTTTTACCTATAAATTTGATGTCTGTAGTCTGGTCTATAGTACCATCTGCTACAGTTGTAAGTAAAGTCCCGTCGTATTTGTTAACTAAATATGCCATTTTAAATATTTATCCTTTTTTACGTAGAGTGTGTAAGTGTTCTATCGTATTCCCATGCTCCTGTGCCATTACCATTAGGGTCATTAACTATAAACTGTAATAAAGCTCTTGTTGGTGTAAATCCTATGTTTCCTGAAGCAGTTGAAAATGTAATATCTTCTACAACTTGTTTATTTGCGTTACCTACAACAGGTGTTCTTTCAATTGTTCCACTATTAGCATTATAATTACCACCTGCAAAGTTTAATCCTGTAGCACTACTATCTAAATTAATAGTCAGTGAAACGTAATTAGGTGCTTCTGCAATAAATTCTGCCGCTTGTACAGTATAATTACCATCAATGTTTGCAACAGGGCCCGCTCCAAACGTTGTTCCTGTAACTACAACTGCCTGACCTGCCTCATAATAGTGAGAGACTGTCATAGTAAGTTTAGTTGTTTGTAACAAACTATTATCATCTACTCCTGTTACAACTGCATTAATAGTTCTTTGTGCGGCTGTAACTGTTTGATCAACTGGTGAATAGTCTATTAATTTTACACCTTCTACATTAATACCCGATACTGCTCCGCCTGATCCATAATCAACTGTACGAACTCTTGCTAATACTCCATGAGATTTAGATCCAATTGGAACGGCATTAGCCGCCGTAACATTTGTGTTTAAAGGTGGTTCACCGTTTGGTTGAGCATAAGTGGCCCAAGCATTAGGGTTACTCAATGCTGAATATCCTTTTGCAGGATATAAATCTTCTAATACTTTACATATCCAATTCCATAAAGTAGTTCCTGAACCTTGTCCAGAAATATCTAATTCTATTCCAACAGATACACTTCCGTCTACATATGCTTTAGTTACTGCATCGGATGGATCTGCTGGTGTGCCAAGTCCTGTAATTCTTTGGCTATCCATAATTGTAATAGGTTGAGGACTTTTAAGTTGAATTTTGTTTGATGCATTACTACTATCTGCTTCAATAGTTAAACCATCTATTATTATTTCATCAACTTGAAGTGCAGTTAACGTTCCTAAATTTGTTAAAGATGAATTTGCTACTTGAGATCCTAATGTAGTTTCTGATAATACAATATTTGTATTAACTTTAAATGTTTTTCCTACTGCTAAATCTATATTTTCTGTTGACGTCCAACTATCTGTACCATCTGACCAAATAAATTGTTTATCACCTCCAGTGGATTTAAGAATTATTCCACCTTCGTCCGCCGCAGTGTCATCTCCAAAAACTCCTGCATCATCTATTGCTAATTCAATATTTTTATCTTTAACTTGTAAATTAGTAACAGAAATATTAGTTTGTGTTCCGCTTACTGTTAGGTTTCCTGAAATGTTTACGTCACCACCTACGTCAAGTGTTTTAGTTGGCGTTGCTTGAAATATTCCTACATAGCTATTTGTGGCATCTACTTTAATTGCAGATGTTGATGTAGGATTACGTACTTTAAAATTAAAATCTTGATTAGTTAATACGTTTTCTATAGTAAATGCGTTTAAATCAAATTTTAATTGAGTGTTATTGTTTAAACCAACAATAACTCCTGCATTATTTTGAACAGTTATTGAACCTGTTGTTGTATCATCAACATCTGCAAACAAATATTGATCACCGGTTCTTGCTGTACCTGCCGCATTAGTTAAATTTTGTGCTTTAGAAACTACGCCTCTATATATAAAAGAATCTTGTACAGCATTAAAGCCTTTGTATATTGCACCATTAGGATTAGTACTTGCATTAACTAGTTCTGTTATTTGTTGTGTTGGTACTGGTGTAAAATCTACATTAGCCCAAGCACCTACAAGTGAACCTTGAATAGAAAACTTAATAACAGTTCTTGTTTGATTTTGTGTATCTAAAACTGATATTACTTCCCAACCCGATGTACCTTGTGCAAGTGAATAATCTGGACCAACTAATTTAAGAGCTGTTCCATCAAAGAAATACATTTGTTGCTTAGAACTATCAATCCATAGATCACCTGCAATCATATTAGGTTGTGTAGTTGCAACAGTTGTTCCACCACCGGATACAAAAGCTGTTCCATTATAAATTTTTAATTTATTTTCTGAAGAGTCATACCAAAGTTGTCCTTTGATAGGATTTGCAGGAGCAGTTGTATTAGCAAAATTTTCTAATACTTTGATAAAGTTTTCATTTAATACTTCACCAAAGCCAGTATAATTTCTGCCAATTAAAGTTAAGTCGCTAGATGTAGTATCGATTTGACCATCGATTAGATCTACTAATAAACTTCCATCTGTTTTATTAAGTTTATACCCCATCCTAAACTCCTGTAAAAATTATATAGTTAATTGTTAAGTATGGATTCATAACACTAAACGACTGTCCTACAGTTCCATCTACTCCGCCTGAATTAGGCATTGCTTGAGCTGTATTAGAACCTGTTGGTCCGTCATATACAATTACTGCTGGATCTGAAGGCGTTGCTGTTATATTTCTAATTCCATAAAATTGATCATTATTAGTTGATTTCATATCGTGTTGGTGATCTGGTAAATTATCAGAAATAAGTGTTTTTGTTTCAGTACCACTGTATCCTGCTAAATTATCTGCTGTCATATCAGTTACACGCCCAGCACTTGTACCACCCATGTTATCTGCACCTAATGGGAATCTTCCTCTTAAATCTGGAACTTTAAACAAACTAGCATTACTAGGTGTTCCAAATTGAGTTCCTATTACTGCATATAAAGATGCATATGTTGATCTAGAAATTTCGTTACCATCACATAATACCCAACCTGTTGGAGCATTAGCTCCTCCGTAAGACATAATAGATCCTACTGGTGGTGTTGCTACAAAAGATAAAAATTGATCTGCTGAAATTTTATAGACACCTGTTGATCCTGTAGTTCGATTAATTATAATTTCATCTGTTGATTGTGGTGTAGTTGTTAATGTTTTATCTGCAATAAAACTATTGCTTACTGTAGTATTAAAAGTTTTTGTAGTTCCACCTGTTTGACCATCAAAAGATAATGATGTTGCTGAAACATCTCCAGTCATTGCAAAAGTAGTTGCTGTAGATAATTTATTAGATGAACCTGCAGTTCCGCTAACTGTACCACTAACGTTACCTGTAAAATTTCCTACAAAATTATTAGCATAAACATTTAAATATTGATTGTTAGTTGCTCCTAAACTATCTGTATTATTAGCAGTTGGTACAATTGAACCTGCTGTAACTCCTCCTGCAACATTAAGATCAGTACCTACGTAAAGACTTTTGGCAACACCGGCTCCTCCTTTAACAATTAAAGAACCTGTTCCTATTGACGTTGCATCTGTAGTACCATCTGCAAGTACATTAGCACTTGATTTAATATTACCTATTACATCTAATGCTTCTGTTGGAGCTAAATTATTAATTCCTACGTTAGAAGAAGAGTCTAATCTCATTATAGCAGTTGTTGTGCCTTGATTATTAACTCTAAAATCTATATGTGAACCTGATGTTTTATGTTCTACTATTCCTGCTTGTCCTTCAACTCCTACAGAAAACGTTCCGCTAGAGCCTACTTCAATTCCTGAATCATTTTTAACTTTAAGTTGGAAATTTGCAATATTAGTTGTGTCCGCTCTTAAAAAATTACTTGCGGCAACTGATGTTGTACCTACTATAAGATTTTCTGCCTTCTCGGCAGTTCCATAAAATTTTCCTACACCTGCACCTGTAATATCTGCTGTACTTAAATTGAATCCTGGAAATACCATTGAAAATCCAGTAATAGTTGACTTAGGTGTAAATGAATCTGTTGCTATAATGGCAATTGGTTTAGCATTAACTTCTAATTGTACAACTGTATGTGAAACGTCATCGGTACCTGTAATAGTTAAAGGTTTTGCTCCTGTTGATAAACCTGAACTATAATCTGGACCTATTAAAATCCAACCTGTTCCTGTAAAAAGATATAATTGTTGATTATCTGTATCAACCCAAAGATCGCCTGTAATACTTTCACTAGCCGCTGGTTGGTTTAATGCTTTTTTTAAACCTCCACTTGCTACCCAATTAGTTCCATCATAAACTTTTAATTGATTAGTTCCAACTGTAGTATCAAACCATAATTGACCTTCGATAGGTCTTACTGGAGCAGAACTTTTTGCAAAATTTTCTAATAAATGTAAAAAGTTTTCAGCTATTACAGTTCCATATGAAGTCGTGGATTTTCCCGGTAACGATATACTCGTTTCTTGATTGACCGTATTATCTTCTACAGTAATACTGCCTTTGCTTACGCTATCAGAAAAATTAACAGTATATGACATCTATTACCCCTCGTTAAATCCTGTCAAACTTTGTACTCTAACAGTATAATCTATTTGGATTAATCTGTTTAAACTTTTTTGGACAGGATGGAATATTACATGAGTAAGTAGATTTCCAGTACCACTAGGGGAGTAACTTACTAAACCTAATTCGTCAAATACGTATAATCCGTCTACATTACTAGAATTATCTACTGCATCTTGTCCACTTGGTTCACCATAATCTAACAAACAAGTAACCAATACATCTGTATAATTTGTTCCATTAACGTGTCTTGTTTCAAGTTTATTTCTTAATGGATCAAGATTTGATACTGATCTATCATCAACTATTTTAGTAAATGTTTGATTATATAGACTAGCATTAGTTCCTGTTGAATTAGGCGTTAGATATGTAATAATACCAGTTGGATCGATGGACGTTCCTCCATTACCAAATACCATAGAATTTATAAATCCTTGTCCAGCATTAGCAAGACTATCTGCTAAGGCTTGACTCATATTTTCATAGTGTATGGCGTTTCTTTTACTAACAAATACATGGCCCGATTCCGGATCATGGATCTTAATATGTCCTTGAAGTAGTACGCCGCTGTTTTCTTTAATATTGTTCATTTACGCTCCAGTTCTTATGTGTATTTATTGCGGCAAAGCCAGTTCTTTTTGTCGCAAGAATCTAGCAATATCATTGTCTGATTGACTTAATGGTTTAATGCCAGATTGCCATTTTTTACCTTGTTTTCTTATAGTTATTATTTTTGTGCCAGCTATAGGTGTTGTTGTAAGTGTTACAACTGGGCTTATACCGTCTACAGTAAATTCTGCAGGGGAAGTAACATCGGCTTCAGGACTATCTTGACCTTGTGTTGGGTCATATACAGAAATATCATTCTTTCTCATCCTTTTACCACCTACAAATAGTTCAAATTCGTTAGCAGATTTAGGAGTAAATCCAATAGTAATTGCATTAGTGCTACCATCTGCTGTATATTGTTCAGTTAAAAATTCATCTTTATAAGGTACATTTTGAAACTGTCCTTGATCTAATACTTCTTCACCTACAATATGCGTATCTTTTACTCCTGTTCCATATGTTCCTCGTCTAAGTTGTGAAAGTATATTACCTACTTTAACAAAATATTCTAATCTTTCCCCATCAATAAACAATACTCCAGGAATATTATTTGCTATACTAGGTTCTGTTATACCTATTGCATCTGTTAATTCTAATTCTTGATCTGTCCATTTAAGCGAAGTTGCTAATTGATATTTGTTATTATTACCTAAACGTTTGTAGTGAGTTTTATTCATCATATCTTTAAATTGTCTATAACCAAATTTAGATACAAATTTAGGTGCTGTAAAGTGTATAATATCTATAACATCATTTGTAGCCAATGATCTGTTTATTTTCAAATACATTTGATCATTTGTAACCTTGTAGTCTACACTAGGAGCTAATAATTCTCCATTAAGAGTTACCCAAACATATTGAGCATCTTCGGCTAATTGTCTTAATTTAATAAGTCCATTAGTTAATTGTTTGTACATATAATAATCATCTGTACCTACAGTTACAGTTAATCTTGCAACAACATCATAATTAATTCTTTCTATTTTTGCTATATCATGATTACTAAATTGGTAAACTGAAATAGTTAATCCTTGGCTTGGAGCAGTACTAAATGTAATCATTCCTGTTGTTTCATTTAAAGTATATTGACCATTACTCATAGCAAATACTTTTAAAATATCACCAGGAACACCTACTCCAGTTACAAGTGTTATACTAGTAGTACCTGAGTTCCAAGTATATTGTTGACTTTGTATTAATTCTACTCCATTTAAAAATGCTCTTACATCTGCAGGAAGTATTGATCCCGGAATTTCTTGCCAAGTTTCAAATTCATATTCTCTATTATTATCTAATGTAAATGTTTTAGTAAATCCTGCATTTAAAACTTCACTGCCTACTCTAACAACTGTATTAAATGATAAAGGTTTTTGATTAAATGGCGTTTGACTTAATTGGAATGAAGCCGTACTTCCATCTCCTGTAAAATTATCTTCAGTAACTTCACTAAATGTTTGACTAGCACTTGCGTATACAACTATATTAACAACTGAATCTGCCGGAGGTGCATCTGCAAATCTTACAACAACTTTGCCTTGTACAGCATAAGAACTATCTGATTCTAAAATAGTGTATGAAGCAGATAAACCATTTACTCTTACAAACGTGTTTATACTATTATTAATCCATGTTGCTCTTGTTACATAATCTAAAGTACTTCCATCTCCTGTAAATGTATCAAAGTCTAAAACTTTTTCTCCATTATTACTCATAGTCACAAAATTAATTTTAGAATTTAATATAGGAGCACTATTAAATTTCAATAATTTATTTGGATAGTCCACAACATAAGTATTAGATTCTTGTAAAACATTACCTACTGAAACAAATACTGCATCTGAACTTTGTGGATATTCGCTAAATGGATAATTTGTAGTAACACCATCTCCTGTATGATTGTAACTACTAATTCTACTTCCTGATTCTCCACCTTTGTCAAATACTTGAATGTCTAAAGTATCAAGTACTTGTCCTGGTATAAATTCTTCTGGACCTTTTGAAGTTGTATGCGATACAAAATCATCTCCTTCTACTATAATGTCTTCTGCTTTTAATCCTGATGCAGTTGAATAAGTTAAATCACCGCCTGTTAATAAAGTATCATAAGCTTCTGGATCAGGTAAGAAGCTACCATCACTAGTAGATTTTCTAACTACAATTAAATCACCAGCTACTGTTGGTACAGTATCAAATGTAATAGTCATTGTCGAACCATCACCTGTAACACTTTGCATCATTGCATTTTTATTTGTTACAGTATTTCCTGTTCCATAGTTAGGATCATCTATTCTTATTGCATTTTTATAAATGTTATAAACTATACCATCTTCTAGTGCTTTGCTTAATGTAAGTGAATTAGTACTACCATCCATTTTTAAAATTTCATCTTCAAAAGTTGCATCATAGGTATCCCAAGAACCTGCCATGTATGATTCTGTGTCCCAACCAGTTGCAGTATCAAACCCTAAACTTCTAACTTCAACTCCACCATAATCTATTCCATCTAAAATTTGAGCTAATTCTTTACCCGGCATTCCTGACGCTGGTGTATAGAAAAGATTAATTCTATCTTGTGCTTGTAATTTAGATGCATCTATCATATATTCTATTTTAATAGAATGTAAATTAGCAGGTGGTGAAATAAATTTAATATGTCCTATATATCTGTTATAATCTTTAGTTGTATCTAATTTATTAACATAAGTGTATTCACTTGATAAACTTTCAATATTATTAACAGTTACTTTGATTGTATTTCTTCTTAAATCTATCGGCCATTTTAAATAATAATCTAATACAGAATTATTTCCTGCAAACGTTTCTGTTCTTGCTAATGATGTTATTAAATATGTTCCAGATGTTCTGTCAAATTTAACAGTAAGATGAGTTACTTTAACTAAAGACTTACCTAATACAGCACTAACTTTAGCAACTGTTCCTGTAGTTACATCTTTAATTCCTCCTTGTAAAGTTACTGTAGGCGCTGTTAAATATCCTAATCCTTCATTAACAATTTTAATTGCTGTTACTTTTCCGCTACTAATATATGCTTGAGCTATAGCACCAGTACCTCCGCCACCAGTTATTGAAACAGCTGGTGGCGTAATATAACCACTACCTTTATCTCCTATATTAAATGAAGTAATTTTAAATCCTACATTTTCTAACCAATGTTTATCAGGATAATTTACAATTGTACTTGTTCCTGTTAAAGCAGTACCTACAAATTTTGCTGAACTAGGTACTATTTTATTTTGATCATCATAACTAGCAGGTAAATCAAAGTCCGTTATAACTGAACTAGATGGCGTTACATTTTCGTAAGAACTTACATATTCTCTAATATTAGTTTTATATGGTTTAGTTTCTTTAATATAATCTTCGAAATTAGAAAGATTATCATTTTTATAAGTTACTTTTTGTTTAAGATCACCCGCATTATGTTTTATTTTGATGAAACTTGTTTTAAATGCCCAATCTGTTAATTTATTTTCGCTTAATGCATATCTTAAACTAGCAAAGAAAAGTTCATTATAATGTACTTCTAAATCATTAATAAAAATTTTATCTCTTAAAGCTTCTAATATTATTCTTGTTTCTTGAACAGGTTGTCTATCATACAATACAGTATCATAACTAGTTGACGCATAACCTACAGTATTAGAACCAAAATCATATAAAGTATTTTTAAATGCAATTGTTCCATTTTCTCTACCAATAGTTTTATAATTTACAGTATAATCTACATTAAGTTGATTATCTATTTTTTCTAATAATAGCCAACCACCTGTACCTACATTTTCTATTTTTACAATATCTCCTATTTCATCACTTAAAGAATCTAACAAGTATGATTGACTAACAGTATAATCTATTGACGTAAATTGATTATATCCTACGTCATACCAATCAATATATGACCAATAAAGATCAGTATTATATTTTTGTGAAGCTGTTCTACTCCAAGTACTTAAACTTGTATCGTAACCATATATTGCCCATTTACCTCCAAGCTCTGCATCACTTTTTACAAGTACACTATAAGGTCTAACAACAACTTTTGTATTTGATGTATATCCTTCTCCATTAACTTTTACAATTGCAGTATCAACTTGTCCTGAAGCATCAATTGTTAATTCTATTACAGCACCACTTCCGCTGTCTCCTGAAATTTCAAATGTAGGTACAGTTGTATAACCTTTACCTTTACTTAAAATAGTTACATCAGTAATTTTACCATTTACAATTGTTGGTAATAGTTCTGCTTTCTTAATTGTATTTGTTCCTACAAAAGCTAAATCTCCTACTACGTCTACAGTTTTATCAAAAAGTTTAGTATTTGTTGTAGGCTGTGTTTCTGCTTTAGATAAGTTAGTTAAGTCCACTTTATCTACAATTAAATTAAGTTTCAATACTGAATTAACTCTTTCTACTAATTGTTTTAATGCTTCTTGATGATTATCAAACCAACTTTGTCTAGGTTTATATAAAGTTCCATACTTTAATTTGTTACTTAAATTTGGATCAGGTACAGCATTTCCTTGTTCGTCATAACCTATTAAACTATTATGCCAAACTTTTTCTATTTCCGAAGAAGGTTTACTAGTAGACAATCCTTCAGTCATAACTTGATATTCATTATGAATATTAAGTTCTTTATTATCTATTGTCCAATAACGGACATTAAGTATAGCATCTGAATTTGATAACAATGATTCACAATTAACTAACGCAAATTTATTTGAATCAAAGAACGTAATATATTTGTAACCTTGTCCTTTAGGATCATCTATAAGTTGTGAAACTGCTAACGAACTTAAACTTCTAAATTCTACATCTGGTGTAGTTTGTTTATTTTTAACCCAATAATAATATTTAGGTTTTGTGGCTTGAGCAATTTTATCGTAAGTATTTCTAGTAACATATACAGTATCATCATATTTAGGTGCACCACTTACTCCTAAAGCTAATCCTTCACCACTATCTGAAAGTTTAGTCCAAACACTAGGCTTATATGTTGTTTCTACCCATTCATATACATCTACAGATGAACCAATAAATTGTTTATTCCAATGATTGTTATTGAATATAATATTACCTTGATAAGGATAATAATATCTTACCGTGCTTAAATCCCACCAAAGTCTTCCTACTTGTTCTTCTGCCCAGTGATTATTTGTATCTACTGTTACTGATGAAGTTCCTAAATTATAAATTGCTGGATCATAATGTGTTTTATAATATAATTCTTGTTCGGCTGTACCTGCAATTTTTCCTAATACAGGATCAATATAATCTAAATTAGCAACAACAGAATTATTTTTCTTGTTATAAATGAATACACTTTTAATTTTATCAACTTCTACATGGTCAGCACCTTCTACTGTTTGCATCCAACTTGATTTGCCTTTAGTTTTTCTAAAATTAACAACTGTTCCTTTATTACTATTAGCCAATGTAAGTGTAGGTAAACCTATATAAACATGATTATCATTTATTAATGTATTACGTCCAAATTCTACAGCACCATCATTTGTGTATACAAATTTTTCAGCATATAATAAAGTATTACCTGATCTTTCAAATAAATGTACTGCACCACTATCTGACATTACTTTATAAAATGTTGTTGCTCCAGTATCAAATATTGTAGTTTCTGTATCAAATGCAGTGGTAACTGTTATATCTCCTTTAAGACTTGTAACTGCCAATGTATTTCCATCAAATCCTAATTGGTGTCCAAAGTTTTCTGAATTTTCACTATCAGGACTTCTTAAATTTTGATTCAATGAATAAACACCACTTGCTTGTAGATATGTATAAACTACTCCGGCATCAACAGCATTAGCAAAGTCTTTTAAAGGACTACCAATAGCTAACATACTTCCATCTTCTGAAATAGCTACGCTATTCGCAAAATTTATATTAGGAGATGAATCTTCAGGTGATGTAATTGTTTGTGAATATGTATAATGTCCTTCTTGTAATCTATATACAGCAACTTTTTGTGCATCAGTACTGTATAATAAATTAGTTACAAGAATTGTTCCTGTAGAATTAATATCAAATTGTTCACCAAACATTACTAAATTACTTTGGTTAAGAGTTGAATCTCCTTCTAATGTTATTCCTGAATCATTAGGAATATATCCTAAATAATCTGTACCTGCACTTTGTTTTTCCCAATAACTTGAATTCCATGCACCGGCAACAAGATTTGTTTTTGCTTTATATAATTCTGAATTATAAATTGTATATTCACCTGTAGCATATGAAAGAGCTGGATCAAATACGCCCATATACAAAGGATTTGTTGAAAGTGCCCAATTTTTAGTAGTACTTCTTTTAACAAAATAAATTTTCCCAGGAGTAGCTGATGATAAATCTCCCGAAGCTCCTACATACGCAACAGTTTCATCTCCTACTTTTCTTATTTCTATTTTACTACCTACTTTTAAATTATCTTTAGTATCAGGTACTATAAATGTTCCTGCATGAGCAAATAAATTATTTGTTCCTATTTCATAAACTGAATATGCACCTTCATTAACATTACCGCTTTGTGTTCCTTCTCCAGCAGAAATATTATACACTTGAAGATAATCTTTATTAGTACCTCCAGGAATGTTAGCCGATCTAGCTATACCATCTAATGTTTGTTCATCATAGAACCAATATTCTTTATCAAAATGTCTTACTTCTATATCTGTATTAGTTGTTGAAATTAATGTTTTACCAGAGTCAAATACAAAGTATGGTCCACTTTGACCATTAACATCTAATCTTGCGTCTCTTAAAGTTCCTATTTTTCTATCTGGAGTACCTATTAAATAAATGTCACTTGATTCACCTGCATCAAGTCCTTTTTTGAAAGCACCTGTGGCATCTTTTAAAAATAATTGTATTTTGTTAAAGTCGATTGTTTTAACAAAAGTAACTTCAGCAGTTTTCATTGTCGTTTGATCTCTAACAGTACTGCCTACTGTTGGTATATAAAAGTTACCTAAATTATCTGCTTCAGCATCTACAGTTATGTAACCATTCCAAATACCGCTTATTGTAAGTTCTTTGTTAATATCGCTAAAGTTTAACCCCATTACACCTGGATCAAACACTGTATTATTTGAATCTCTTATTGTGTTTAACCAACCATTAATAGTATTTCCAGCAACTTTAGTATTAAATGCAGTGCCTAATCTAAAAAAGAATCTTTGATCAGTAACTAAACCCTGGAACACTGGTTGTCCTGCAATACTATAAGTTTTGTAATAAGATAAAATTCCTATTTCAGATGTTCTTGGAACACCTGGTAAAACTGCATTTTGAGTTGCGGATAAAACATTATAATATGATAATGCTGTTCTAGTAATTCCTTGTCTAATAATATCATATATTACTAGATATGGATTTGTTTCTGAAATGTATGGCCAATTATTAACTGTTGCACCAATACTAATTTTCCACCAGCCACCTAAATAGTTTATATCTTCTTGGAATACACGTTGGTATGTTCCAACATTTATAGATCCTAATAATAAATCTCCTGTAGCTGAAAAATTACCTTTAACATCTTTCAAATAAATTAAAGACTGAGTACCTACTTTGTTTACCCAAGCTACTGTACCATCTGCACTGTCAGTGGCAATAGCATCACCTACTGTTAAATCATTAAGAGTTTGATCTATGCTTAATATTTCATCTACTTTTTCTGTAATTGTTTGTTCACCTTGAAGTGCATTAGTAACATCAGCATTATAACCATTAAATGGTTCGTATGCTGTTCCTGATGGAGGAACAAAAGTATTCCCTTTATTCCAAGCTAATTGTAATTTGTCTCCTATTTTAGTACCTTGGTATTGATCTAATGATGCTCTAATTAATAAATGATCTGTAGTAGCATTTGTAAAAATATAATTTCCTAAAATTATTTGTGTTAATGGTGTATAATTTCCTGTTACAGAATCATATGTTGATTCTTTAGCAAATACATGACTATCAAATGTTGTAAAATCTACTGAAGGATCTTCAGGTAATATAGGATTTACAACTTTCCACAATTGTTCTTTGTATTTTATAATATCTTCTATTGTATATGGAGTTCCTACAGCATAATTTCCTTTATAATAAGTTCTAACATTAGAGGCTTGTGGAGAACCTACTAAAATATATTTTCCATCTGGACTTATTGCTACACTTGATCCAAATTTTGCACCAGCATCAAATACATCTAATTTGTTTAACGCAGGATCTTCTGGTGGTGTTTCAAGAACTTGAAATAAATTAAATGTTGAATTATCGCCTCCTCTTTTATAAACAAAAACTTTACCGTCTGAATCATTTGGTGCACCTACAACTAAAATATTATTTGCATCATTACTAGCTAATACTTTACCAAACTCTGTATTTGCTATAGAGTTGGGATTAGAAATTTCTTGATGTGAACTATATACAAAACTATTATTCAATACGGACCATTTATTATTGTCGTTTTTATCAACCCAGAATTTTTCATTATCCTGAAGACCTGAATCCATAATTTTTGCATTTACATCAGTAATACTTGCAATTCTAGATGTTTTAAATTGACTTATGTATCCTGTTGCAGGATCTACAGCAGTAACACCTTCTTTTTTGTCACAAGTAATAACATTTAATTCTATTTTGTTTGCTTTTAAAATATGTGTTACAGTTCCTACTCGTATAGCAAAAACTTCTCCAACGGTTACATTTGCAGTATTTTGTGTAGTAACTAAAATTAAATCACCTGACTTTTCTATTTTACTTAATTTGGCTTGAGTATTGGAGAATTTAAATACTTCCCAATCATTTTTATAATTTCCTACCCATACATAATGTCCTTGTTTTAATTCAGCTACATCTAAATTTAATATGTCATCATATTTTGCCACAATAAATTTAACATCACTAGGATCTACATATCCAGCAGTTGGCAAATATGGAATACTTTCATATTTTGTTGGGAAAGGTTTATGCGTATAATTTTCAGGTTTAAGATATACATCACTGTCTTTCTGTCTAATAACTAAATCTGTAGCTAAAGGATCTATAGTATTTGTTAATTCAAAAGGTTGTGGATTAGATCTAAATTTACTATCATCTAAAGTATATTCTACTTCTTCAAATCCTTGACTTACACCATAGTGTCCTTTTCTAATTGCCCACTCTTCAAAAAAGTCTACACTTTCTTTATCTGCAGACGATAATGCATCAAATAATTTAGTTAATACATTTTTAGTTCCTTTTTCCTGAATGTATCCTTGATAAAATTTATATTGTGAAACATCATCATTAATAATATTTTGTAAAAATTGTCTTTTTTGATAACCTATTAAATGTTGAGCCATTCTTTGTTGAGTTGAATCAAAATTATCTGTATCTAAATCAAAAAAGTCTGCAAATTGATTAGTTTTATATTCGAAGTTAGGTAATAAATCTGGTTTAGGTTTGTTATCTAATCTATCCCAGTCTGCATCAATAAACGTTGCACTACCTTTTATTTTATTTTTAGCAGTATAATAAAATTCTTTATGTTTTACAATGTCACTCATCACATAATCAGTATAAGGTGACCATTCAATTATATTAGCTTGATCATAAATGAATCCTGGTATACTTAATCCACCAGTCCAATCTGCTGTAACATAACCAAGAACTTTTATTCTATCTTGTCTATATCCAGATTCTACATCATAAATTATATCGCTGAATATTGTTTTATTATCCATTAATACTACGTGTTCTTTTTGTACTAATGGAATTTTTGCATAATAAATTCCATTAACAGTATTTTTTGTTATTATTTCATAATCATTATACTGTTTTACTATTCTTACAAATTCTTTATCAAGTTTAGTACCGTCTTCTTTAAATAATGTATAATCATAAAAATTATCAAATACATTATCTCCCACACAATATTTTGTTTTTAATTTTAATTTATTAGCTAATGGACTTAAAGATATTATTGATCCTTCGGCCCAACCTTGTGTTGTCCAATATAAAAATTCTTTAGCACTTAATTGCCAATTAGCAACTGCTCTTATATCTTTGTTAAATTCGTCAAATATAAATCCTAAAGACTCAAGGTATTTTCCATAACCAAGAATAAAATCAAAAACATCTTGAATTTCTCTAAACAAAGAGCCATATGCAATTTCAGAAATAGTAGTTTCGAAATTGTTACGTAAGTATGCAGAAGCACCACCTTCAATAGGTAATTCTTGTAATTTAATAAATTTTGTACCATCAAATGTTGTACTAGATATGTGTTGATCTTTTGTAGAATAATAATCATCACCAAATTTTGCAATCATTCCTACATCATATCTTTTATTTTCTCCCCAATTTACAAAAGATGAACTTATTCCACCTATTCTAATAACTGGGTCGGCTTGTTTTTTAATAGGTGCAAAATATTTTAAAGTTGGAGCATTTTTATCATAACCTTTAATTGTAAATCCCGCCGCTAATTTTTCTATAATTATTCCACTATAAGTTACTACATCTATAGGAGAACTTGTATTAAGTATTACATCATAATTTTCATCAGGAACAAACACGTTACTAGTGTTTAAAGGAGTTCTACTATCTAATAGTAATTTAAATTTGTCTTTTTTAGTATAACCACGAACTTTAAATGCTAATTGGTTAATAATTTTTTTAACATTATCTCTATAATCAGAATAATTTGTTAATAAATCTGTTTCAACATATTCGTAAATATAATTTACAAATCCTGCTGTTAAAACTTTATTTTCATCACTAATAGAATTTGGAAATTTAAGATCAGCTAATTTAATTCTTGATCCTGTATCTTTATATACAAGTTGTTTTGCAGTATTTCTTATAACTCTTGATCTATCCCAACCTACTGTAATAGCATGACTAGGTTGATTTAATATCCAAGATGTCATAACAGCAAAAGGATAATCAGAACTTCTTCGCCATGCATTTTCTACTGGTGCGTGATCACCAAATTTAAATGGATCTCTAGTTAAATGAGCAACATATTCTTGTGAAAAATTACTATCGTGTGGACTTATTAAAAGGCCCAAAGAATTAACAGGTATATGTTTAAGTAAGTCAGGTCTTTTATAATTGTCTTTAATTACAACATTTTTATTAGGTTCTCGAATAGCACCATCTTGTAAATCTTGCCATAAAATTAAGTTGTCACTAGTATAAGGAGCCGATCCATAAACAGTATCAAACCAAGTTGGTTTTTCTGCAAAACCCAATATTTCCCAAGGATGACTATGTGGTCTATCTGTATCATATGCTTGTTTATAAATTCCTCTCCACCAACCTAATAGTGGTTTACTATCATAACTAGACATAGATCCATAATTAAAAACAAAAGGATCACTACCGTGTGTTGTTTGGTATGTATTTTCTGTATAATCAATATTGCCTACAAAACTTAACCAATTAGTAAAGTCTACTAATAAACTCTTGTTAATAGCGTCTAAAGAATAATCTGTTTTTCTATAATGTCCTGGAATAAAATCATGAAGGTCAAATACTTCATCATCATAAGCAACTTTAAGATTATTATAAATTCTTTTTTCTAATTCTAATAATATATCATCTCTATAATCATTGTAAGCTACTTCTATACTACCATCATGTCCTTGTATTACATTAATTGGAGTTATTGCTGTAGTATCACTATATATTGAAGGTACAGATTTAGGATATAAACCTAATTTAGTTGGAGTTGCAGGAATATATGAACCATTTGTTGTGTCATATTCTACAATAGCAAGTTTATCATTTTTTAATAAAGTTGTTTTTATTTGAATAAAGCCTTCACTATTAAACACATAATCAGTATCATGTAATAATTGTACATCATTTTTATAAACTAATACTGACTTATCACTTAATTCACTTAACGAAAATGTATTTGTTAATGCGTAATATGGATTACCCGGATCTCCTACTGTAATTGATGTTTTTTTAGAACCGCCTGCACCCACCATATCGGTAAAATAAAAAGGCATACTTTTAGTTTTATCTTTATTAATTCTTCTAAGAACTTCATCCACCATATTAGCTGGTGTTCCATCCATTCCTAAATTTTTAGCTTGTTCTATAAATTGTCTTTTAAATTTACCATATTCATTTTGAGAATATCTTATTGCTTTAACTATATTATTCTCTTTGTTGCAAAGATGATATATAGCAAGATTTGTTAATCCTGAATGCTGTAAAAATTTTCTACCATATTTAGAAATAATACCTAAATCTCTTAAATTATTACTACCCGGTGA